TAATATCCATAGCAAGAATACTTATGTTGTATCTAATTACGTTCTCTTCAAACGTGGCATTGTTTACGATCAAATGCACTAATGGAAAAATGGTCTGTTTGTTTAAGTCCACGTCAAAAATATCTCCTTGTGTAACGGTGTTTATAAGTTCATCGTTTTCAAAGTGTGTTTTTAGTTTGTCTATTATGTCGAAGTAGTTCATAGTTATTTTATTTGTCTTTTTAGTTCACGACTTTCAATTTCGTTTTTTTGTTTGACGAACGAGAGATAAGTGAGACATTTAGTAAGTCCGTATTTTGTAACCGTGTCAAACTTTGTAAGGTCGTTTCCAGCGAGTCCATATATGCTTGAATACCAACCCCATCGTTTGCCAAACTGAACTCTTTCCGAAAATTCGTTAAATCCTTGCTCTTCGTCAGTTCGTTCCTCAAATAAGTCAGTGTAGCTTGTAACAATTCGCTTCCTAAACTCCAAAAAAAAACACTTGCACCTATAGCTACATCTAATGGTGCAAACTTCATTAGTTCCTGCATATCTTGGTTTGGCTCGTATTCTATTATCGAATACTTGTCTTTGTGTTTATCTTTAATTGGTCTAAACATTACTGCCATTGCCTTGTGGTATGTACTCCAATCTTTTAAATGGTGTTCGATATCTACATATTCTCCGAAGCTGATGTTTTCCAGGTTAGGAATAAATCCGAACTCTATGTTTTTTATTTTAAAGTTTCTTATTAGTTGTGGCTTTTCACTAAACACATCTGTAAAGTGCTTAATCAATCCGTTTAAATCTTTTAGTTTAATCTTTGCAACTTCGCCTAATTGTAATCCACAGAATATCTGTATCATTTTATTTGCGATTAGTTCTTCATCGTTGCTCTTTTCTTTCATAGCCACAAACTCTTGATACCTACTTAAAGGTATTTCAGATAGTGAGTTTGGAAGCAATATATCTAACTTCATATAGTAATAACTTATTTTTCGTTTTTTTGTAGTTTACAGAATATTATAACTTCCATAATTCTTATTCATTCCAAGCGTTTCCATCTCGTGGTAACGTACTGCGTCAATAGCGTGGTTGAAATTGTCTATTGGTTTGTTCAATCGCTTTCCTGTCTTGTCGGTGTCCCAGCAATATGAACGAAGTTCTTTGATTAGGTTTGTGCTATTAGACGTAACTAAATAGTTTTCACGTTGCATTACATCTATTCCGTAGTTAATGCTATCACGACCTTTCGTAACGCCTTTAATCGTGATGCCATACCTTTGTATATCTGCTATACTTTTTGGCTCTGCTGAATCTGCATAACACGGCACGTTGCTTGGAAGTATTTTTGCTATGTCGCTATTGAGTAATCCTGTTTGATAGGTTACTTCGTTTAGTATTCGTGTTTCGTTATGTTTATATACTTCAATAATAGTTGTTGGATCGTTGGTATATCCGAAATCAATTCCTATGCCTATCAATCTTGCTTCGCTTGGTATTGTATCAATCTGCTTCCAGTTGCTAAATACAACGCCCTCTAATTGCCCCATTTCTCCGTTCACATATACACGCACCCAATTCTTCCAATAGTTGCTTGTGGATGCTTTCTTAATGTTCTTTTCAATCTGGCTTATGATTCCATTATCAAGTGCTTCGTTGTCCTTGTAGGTTAAGATTATCTTTTCTGCATCTTCTTGGTCTTCAAGTTCTGTTTGCACCCAAAATTCTGCCGTTGGATTGTAATCCAAAAATACTTCGTTTTTTGTTCGTATAGATAATTCGTTGTAAGATTCAAAGCTTACAGAGTTGCACTCGTTTATGTAGAGAATACTTCTACGTCCACCACGAAGTTTGCTTGAATCGTCTGCACTAAAAAATTCTATGAAACTACCATTTGCAAATTCGTATTTTAGAAGTGACTTGTTAAACCTATCATCTACAAATCTGTTTATTGATTTCATAATCTTTACGAAATCTCTTAAAGCACCTCTTCTTAAATGAGGTATTGATTCTGATACAACGCTAATTTCTGTGTTAGGTGTTTTGGCTGCTCTGTCTATTAAGATAGGAAGTATGCCATATGTCTTGCCTGCTGATGTTCCACCTTGAACAATCTTTATTCGTTTTTTTAACGCAAGTATTTTATTTATTGCCGTTGTCCTTTGAAACATCTGGGAAAAGTGGTTGCTCTATATTCGTTTGTTCAATCTGTTCTTTTAAGCTATTTAATCGTGCCGTTATGCTTGGATTGTATTGTCCAACCATACCACCTTTAATTTGATCATCGCGTATTTCCTTGCGTACGCGTGTAGCGATAGTACAGAATTCTTCATATCTCTTTTCTGTATTCTCCAAATAATGCTTGGCAGTGAAGTTAAATTTCTTGTGACAATATAGTTCAAACCCCTCTAAAGTTAGTGGAACTTCTAATGGCTCTCCTACCATATCTCCTGTTCTTTGGTTTAAGTGATATTTAAATCTTGGATTCGTTTTTGTGTAGGTTTTGTATGCCTCAAAAATGTCTTCTAATTCTTGTGGGTCTTTTAAGCTTTTTGGTCTTCCTATTTTTGCCATATTATTTTTCTTCGTAAGTTTCGTATACTTTCTTTATTCTGTTATTAATATCCCTTAAACAACTTGCACAAGTGGTGTATTGTTGTTTAGTTCTAAATACTCTATTGTATATTACTAACAAGTCACGTTGTTCGCTTGGCTTCATTCGTGTTTTATTCTGTGAGAACCAATTCTTTAAAAATTCGTATTCGTCTTTTTGTAGGCAATCGGCTTTAAATCTACTTGGAAAAAGTTTGTTTAGTTTTTCCTTACGTTCATCACACCCGCAATCGTCTCCTGCCAACCATTTAACTGCTTTCTTTATTCCTGTTGCTTCTGTTACCTTTTCGATAACGTCCCCTAAACCCTCAACAGGTTGCTGCTTCTTCCAGTCTTTATACTCTTTGCTTCTTTTGTCTAATCCTAAATAGTATTCTTCGTTTTTTTCCATAATTATATTAGTTCGTAATCTTCGTTTTTATAATCTTCGTAATCTTCTGCAAGATTTTCTTTTAGTTTTCCTTTGCAGTATTTTATTGTTTGAAAAATACTACTTGTGCTTATTCGTGTTTCGTCAGCAAGTTCTCGCATACTCATTCCACTATCAAAATAATGCTTAAATAACATTTCATCGTACCAGTGCCAGGTTTCAGCTTCTTCTTTTACTCGTTTGATCATACTGCTAAAAGCTTCTTCTTTTGTTATATAGTCATAAGTTACGCCAATGTCTTTGCGTTCTTCTATATTAACTTTCTGGTGCTTGTTTCGTTCCTTTGCCAAATCTTTGAATATGTTTCTTAAAGTAAAGTGTATGTAGGCTCTGTTAATTGTTCCGTTTTTTTGTATAACCTTTTCTCTGTCTGCGTACTTGTGTAATCTAATATACATTTCTTGCACTATATCTTCTGCGTAGAAGTCTTCTCCGTAACTCTGTACGATTCTTAAATAGTCAGCGTGAAACTTTGCAACCTCTTTAAGCCAGTTCATTGATTAGATATTAAACAAATGTAATGATTATTTTCTAATAATGTATAGACGAAGTTTTTAACGAATAGTTGTGAATAAAAAAAGCCGTTCTAAATCTTTGGTAGGACACGAACGGCTTAATCGATAACTGGGGGATATTTTCCAATCCCTACAACATCAAATATAATAAAAAAAGCACCTCTTTCAAAGTGCTTCTTCCATTTTATAGTTTATAATCTAAAAAGGTAATCCATCTAAATCTGATCGTTGTGCATCGTGCTTTGCATCTTCATTTCCACCAGCTTCAACTTCTGCTTGGTACGGTTTACTAAACTTTGCACTAAAATACTTTACACCACTTTTAGATTCGTTTACCCAGAGTGCCACTTCTTTTTCTACACCATCAATAAGTGCTTTGCCTTTGTAATCTGGATGCGAATCCGTTTTTTTGTAATCGTTTTTAAAGATTGCTCCTGTGTTGTTCTTTTGTTCCATAACTTAATTTATTGTTTTACTTATTATGTAGGCACTTAACGTCTTTCGTTTTCGCCTTGCTTTTTCTTTTAAAAGCTTTTTCTCTTCTTCTGTTACTCTTATTGTAACAATATCAGTTTTTCGTGTTTTCATCTATTAAAGTTTTGTAATATTCTCTACATTCTTTTACTCTATCGTAGATGGCTTTTACAACGTCTTTATCATATCTTACTTCAAACGTCTTAATTCGTTTTTCTGTAGGTATATGGTCAAAGTTGTGTTTAGCTTCTACTTCTTGGCGTAGTTCTTCGCTTTCATCAATCAAGTGATTCTTCCAATGTTCACGCCTTACTTCATCCTCTACTATTTCGCTTGGTGTATTGACTAAACAATATGCAAGAACTGATTTACGTTTGTTACAAAGTGCCATATAACCCTGTAGCTGATAAAAGTAATCTTTGTTTGGTATATCTTCTGCAAAGAATGGAAAGGTTGTTGCATCGTAACTACTCTTTACATCTAAAAGTATAGTGTCCGTGTTTACATCTGGCGTACCTGTAAGAAAATCATTGTTAAAATGTTCTTCGTTTTTATACATCAATCCAAAATCTAAAACATCTTGTGCTAATGCAATACTTTCATCTTCTACAATATTTCCTTTGTCGGTGTAACGGCTTGAAAATTCTTTTCGTATTCCATACATTTCTTCAATCGCCAATTCCTGTAGGTAGGTCTTGCAAGTCTTACTCAATACTTCGGACTTGCTTCTACTATTTGTCATTATTTTTCCAAGTGCTGAACATCTAATCTTCAACATAACTCTAAAGCTTTAACTTGTAAAGGCGATAAATCAAACTCTTCTAACTTGGCTTTAGTTATTTTGCCATCTTGTAACGCTTTCAATGCGTCTTCAAATCGTTTTTTAGATAGCTTTTCTTTCTTTACTTCGTTTTTATCGTGCTTGTTTGTCGTGTCTGCGTCTTTCGTATCGTCTATCAAAAACAATCCGTTCAATGCGTACTTTCTTGCATAACTGCTGCTGCTTCCAAACGCTTGTGCAATATCCATTCCTTTACGATTTGGGTCTATTCCTGCTTGTGCTTTTACTGCTTGCATCTTTGTGCCGTCTGTAATCATTGCAGTAGATTCTACATACATATATCCTGCTGCTTCTTTAACCTCATCAGTTAAGTTAAGTGCCAAACCATTTAATAGTGGCTTAACGGCTTCAAGTATATCTTCGCAACTTCTGTACTTGTAGTTGCCAAACTTGTTAAACTGATTCTTTGGTGCTTTTAGTTCTTGCTGGATTTTCGCCAGTCTTCCAATTACTGTGTCTTTCATAACATTATTTATTTTTTGTTTATACAAATATAACTAAATTATTCGACTTTTGTATATACTTAATAGACAATATTCTTTTTGTGTTCTTTCCGTGTTTTTAAACTCTGTAGTTTTTGGCATCCTATTATCTATGATCCAATTCGTTTCAACCTTTCTTAAATCAAAGCAATATACTCCCTGTGGCGTATAGTTTATACATA